GTTAGGCACCCTCGTTGGATCAAACATTAAAACAGCAGTGCAAGTTGTAGCTCCTGTTTTTATGTTTGTTCGGGGGCTGGTGAAACCCAACAAACTATCTGTAAACCAACTCGGCAAATTTTCGTCCGATTTTGGCTTTAATTCGCTCTTCTTTGATTCCCCGCCTATAGTCTCAACTGCGCAATTAAATGAATCCACAGTGATATCGCCAATCCGACGCCCGGGGACTTCAAGTAAATCCGGATGAAACCACGAGGCTTCTTCGCAAAGCCCTGCAATCGCTGCTTGAAAAAATGTTTGGGAGGCTTTTCGCGTTTCAAAGATGAATTCTTGTTTTCTGTGCGGTTCAAGATCTCTTGTGTATTTTGCCAACATTTCGTGAAACAAAGGCAAGTTTGTCATGCGTATATTCTCTTCTCCGGGACCCTCGGGGTACATAATCTTAGGGTACCACCCCTTGCTTGTCATGTGTTTTAACTGAGCACGTAAAACTTGCTCAGTTGTCCAACATTTTCCTTGGAAAAATAAAACTCGTCGTGACAGCACGGTATACCAAACCGGTCCTTCCAGAGAGTTATATACAGGCTTGTCTTGCTGGATCATATCTAGCAGCGCCTCATCACCTGAAAGTACAGGTGACATATCCATATCCATATCCATTTTTTGATGATTTTGTGTTAATTTTGACATATCCGATTCACCAGAAATACAAGTTTAATAAAATCATTTTAAAGTAACGTAATTATATCCTTTCCACCGAAGCGGAAAGGATATAATTTTGACAAGTTTCTATGCTACCTACTTGCTTGCACGCGAGGGGGCGTATCGTTCTTCATATTCTCTAATCGCTTCCTCTAAATTAGCTGGTCCTGGATCATAAAAACCATATTCATAGTCGTAATCATCTTGTTGTTGATGACCTTGTTGTTGATGACCTTGTTGTTGATGACCTTGTTGTTGATGACCTTGTTGATGTCCTGGCGTTGTTTGATCATATAATGGTTCTTCAGGGCTCCAATAACCTTCAACAGGTTGGTTAATTTCATCGTCGCTATCGTCATCACTATCGTCATCACTATCGTCAAGCCGAAAAACTAATTCACGAGTAGACTTCTTCCATTTACCAGAGCAGTGTACCTCCCAGCCAACACCCTCTACAAACACATCCGTTGACTTTGGTGGCGTATATTTTGGCTCGGCATCACGCGCCGCCCTCCATGCCGCAGTGAGCGATGCTTGCAACGATGGCGAAGCATCTACTGGAAATTCTACCAAGACGGAAGCTGGACTTCCCTGTTCCGCAACTTGGCAGTGCGTCTCAGCTTTGTTTGTTTGACGCACAAGTTGCGGAACTGGAATCGATGGAACACAGCTATCGGGAGCTTTTCCAGTAACAGCGAGAGATGCTGCTCCGGTGACATTAACAGCTTGAGCTGTTATATCTTGGAATAGATTCTGTCTTATCCAAGACATATTCGGTGGGCCATCTACACAGATGGCCATGCCAGGCGGTAATGAGATACCAAAGCCTCGTGGCATATGATTCAAATCCGTATCGGACATATTCGGGTTCCCAGAGACAAAGTTATCACTCATATCCATGGGTGGGGCACACAATTTGTCAACCCCTAAGTCCCTGTGAAATCACTTTCAGCTTAATTTTACACAAAACGACTATTTCTTAGTCATTTATACCATAATTTTACACAAAACGACTATTTCTTAGTCATTCATTAGAGAAGGTGGATATTTCTTATTTCACACAGTTCCTCCCAAAACTGGTCAAAGTCTTCTTTTCTCACGTACATGCTTGCACCGATGACATACTCGGTGTCCTTCAATTCTACTCTGCATGGTGTTTTGAGAACTTGTTGTAGTGTTGTCATCATCTCATAATATAAGTTGGGATTTTCTTTACCCATCTGCTTGTATTGTGCCCGCTTTTCACGGACCTGTGGGTGCACCAGTGCCTCATCGAGATCACGTTGATCAGATTGGTCATCTGCTTCTTCGTCTGTATCTTTATCAACTCCCACGCATATGTGTTTATAAAAGCCATCACGTGGATCTGGATTTTTTTTAGAACCATAGGCCGTATATGCGTCGGTCCATTTGTACGTCAGTAAAAATCTAACTATATCCTTATTTACCTTATTTTTCTTATTTTCCATTTTATACATTTCATAAAATGTTGGGCAAAAATATTCATTTTTATTTGACATCATTTATAACTAATAGCTGTAAATGACTAATTATATAGCTAAGCTCGTTTCATCAACCCCCTCATGTTTTGTTTGATCATTTATCTTTGTTTTGATGAAAGGAGTCCAATGTAATGGAGCCAATACTTTCCATGAAAATTCTTTTAGTACTTCTAACTGTAATTTTCTGGTATAGTTGGACAAATTCTGTGGATTTTCATTCAAAGACTTTATCAATTCCACAGCTTCTTCTACTGTTTCAAAAGTTTTAAGTTCCTTGAGCCTAGATTTACAACCAACATTTGTTGAAATAACTGGTACACCTGAAGCAGCGGCCTCTGGTATTCCCAAACCACAACCTTCTGAGGTGGAACAATATATTAGCAAATCAATACCATCATAAATTTTATGACCAGAATCAAATGGTCTGTCAGATATCCAAACCGGTGTGCAACTAGTACTTTCACAGATCTGTAGAAACATATCAGGTCTTTTAATGATTTTCCAAGCATCCGGACATTTCAAAGATCCGATCATACCAATTTTGGTAATTTTCCTTATATCTCTAGCTTTATAAAACTTGTCGATATTAATTCCCAATGGTAAGTAACTCAGAGTTTGGGTTTTTGAATGCGCAGATACCACTTCTTTGCTAATACCGCCGTATGTGGGGCCATTAGTGGTGATACTTTCTGTAAAATGTTTGTCCTGTGTCAAAGGTGTATGAACAATTATTAACAGTTTATCCAACAACTCTTGAGTGACAACAAAACCTGCCATTCGACCTTTTTCATTTCCCACAACTCCCTTAGCATTTTTCCATTCATCAAATCTATTGGAAGTAATGGCTGTGTTTGTTATGATAGCATCGTAATTTTTCCAGTTATTTTGCACCCATAACCAGTAATTTTGATCTTCATCCTCGTAAAAATAATGATCAAAATCAAATTCATCGCAATGTTCTGCGATATCTTGATGAATCTTGCCAATAGCCCAGCCTTTTTGCCCCCAAGTAGCAATCTTAGGCTTTGTAGATACCGTTAAATCTTTGAAACAAAGAAGTCGATCAGGGACAGTCATTCTTCGGCGATTTACCTGAGGTTCATACCAACCTTGTCCAGTATACACATTTAGAACATTTTGGAAATATTCTTCGTACATTGGACCTATTTTTTCCAAAGTAAAATTCTCGGCCCATTTTCTACAATTGATAGGATCAATGTTTTCGATGTTTCTAGCCGCCCAGCAAAACTCGTCGAAGGTTCTGCAACGATATCCAGTTAATCCGTGAATATTGTTTTCACTAAAGGCGCCCCAATCAGTTGTGATAGTAGGCGTGCCGGATAAAAGCATTTCAATTTGTACCCCACCAAAAGGCTCATTGTACATAGAAGGTACGAACGCGCCTTTTGCGCCAGCCATTAATTTTTTCCGTTGTTCGACATTTACATGTCCAACCTCGGTTACATGATCGGGTGTTGGATGAATACCACAAGCTTTCAAAGAATTTTGTCCTGCTACAATCAATTTAGCACCAATCTTTTCTGTTACTTGTACCGCTACTTGGATACCTTTGCCGTCATAAATCCGACCAACAAACAAAAAATAATCATCTTTTTCTTCTCGAGTTTTAAATTCAAAATCTTTTGTGTCAAAATAATTTGGTATTACAACATCGTACCAATCTTGTTTACAGTTTCCAACTGCCGCTAAACCATAATACGCGTGATATATAGCGTAAGATTCAAAAATTTTCCAACGAGCCCAATGCCCACCGGCGTAACCGATTCCTGGTTCTACAACAATCATATCATTATGAGCATCGCAAACTGGACGAACTCCTGCGCCCCAAAACGGTAATAAAAAATCATGCTGTCTTTTCCTTTTTGATATCTCAGCAATAGCATTTTTATAAAACGTTTGATAAGCGTGATCTTCAACGTCAAACTTAAAAAAGTTTTTCCGCCAATCATAATTACCGTATGCTTTTTCTAAATCTGCATTAGTTAAAACTGTGACTAATTCATCCGCCTCTGGGTCCGATTCAGCATGACCATAATGAATAATATAGTGCCCCAGCGCTTTCATCATTTTACAAAATTTAAAAGCTTTTTGAGTGTAAGCACAAGCTACATAATCATGATTAGTAACAGTGTGTGGAAGACCTAATACGTGAAATCTCATTTTTGATTATGTATTTAATTCTCTAAGTAAATACAAATTTTATTTTACCTACGACGTTTCGGCAAAAGAGCTGAGTGTATATGTGGTAGGACTCCGCTGTTAGGTATAAAGATATTTAAGGTTTCCATCATTTTGCTAAGTTCTTCGTCATTTACTATGCCCAAAAAAAGATGACGAGAAGTGATACGCGCCTTTTTGTTGTCGCGGGCAGCATTACCACCTAGTTCCAGTATCTCAGCCACTAGGTATTCTATGGCCCCAGCCAAATAAACACCCGTTGTATCTGTAACACGTAAGCAACCACCTTTTTTACAACTAGAATCAAGTGACCCTTTATTTGCCGCGGCCCTGACAAACTTTTCGACTCTAGAGACCGGAAACTGAAGACCAGCCCTTGCGCTTCTCTTTCTAATTTTTCGAGCATACGGGCTGTCTGAGTATTTAGTTACTGCTTTTGTACCCTCACTGACAGCGTGTTTTGCTAGTTCTCCGGGTAGTACAAGCCTAACAGCTGACTGTATGTCCTTCGCAGAAATAGTTTTGCGACCCGCTTTAATGGCCAAAAAAGCAGCTTTTTCGGAGATTTTTTCGCCGATGGCATTGATTATTACATTCATTTGGGTGTTAGCACCGCTTGATATTCCCGTATCTGGATGAACTTGTTTCAAGACTTTGTATGTGTATATAGTAAAATTTAATTCTGGTTCTGCTGTATTCATTTTAAATGTTGTTATTTCTTGATAAAAACATTTTAATTTTGTATTTTGTTTTGCATGTCATTTTTTTAACAGATTTTTAAATATTTAGTCCGCTAGAGCCAAATTTCTTTTAGTTTTAAATATTTCTTAGCTCCCGCGGCATGTCGCAGTGTGTAGCCAGATTTATTCCGCATCCAATCTGTACCAACTGCCTTTTCGCTCATAATATACAAATCACCGTCATTTAAAAACACTTCAATGGGTTCACCTTGTATTTTTCCTTTATGGAACCATCTCCATACTATGGGATATTGTCCTCCGCCACCAATTGTTAAGCAAATAACAACCACCCGTTCCGTATCCCCGTGAAAACCAATTCCTGTTTTTTTGTGATCAAAATATCTGTTGCCTTCCACTACATTAATAACTATGCGACTCTCACTACCTGAAGCTTCAAGAATTTCATTAAATTTGGTAGTAATATCATTGACAACAGAGTTTAAGGCTTCTTTTTTGTGCAAATCTACAATTCTTCCCATCCCTCTTTCGTAATCTGGTTCTTGGTTTACATCTAAAGCAATTTTTGCTTCTTCTAATCTTTTCTTTTTGTCTTTTTCCCTCCAATCTCTACCATATTTTTTCTTGCACCATTTTCGCAACCCTAATGCAGTTGGTCCCGGTCTCAAACAAAGATTACTACGAGCATGTTTGTTTTTAACTACTCCTGGCTGTACAGAATCATCCTTGAGGGGATTTCCTTTTGTATCTCTTAATACGTTGCCTTCTGCATCTAATTTCCAGTTAATTTTTACAATTTGAGATTTACCAGTAATTGGATGTGTAGACCTAACAATTTTTCCAGATTCATCTTTAAGAGTTTTGTACTGTTTAGGATCTAAATATTTATTGTCCCATTCATCCACTATACTTTCTCTATAAATTTCGTCACTGGTCGCGGTATCAATAAAATTTCTGATAACACATGCTGCTGCGTCTTCAACTTCTTTACCAGAATCTGTAAATTCTGTATATTCAGGGGTTTCTGGTATACCAGAAATTTCCTTGAAATCTAAATATTCCACCGTGAAACCTATGCCTTCGTAATATTCGGCAATATCTCTAACGTCTTTTGCTGTTAGTCCCGTACCCGTAACAGGCTCCACACCAATAAATTGATTGTCCCTGTGATTTTCTCCGCCTGGGGCCATTGTATACGATATTCTTTCAAGTTTTTTCTGATTCGTGATGTCCATTTTCTCGTTATTTTGG